ATAATTTTTAATTCTGCGATACCTTTCGGTCTGAATTCCTCTTTCAAGTTTATCCAGATCCGCCGCGTATCCAGATAAATCTCCCATTACGTTACTTCCATGTGGCATACCGTCATAATTAATAGATACGCCCATTTTCATTCCCCGCACCTCCGTCAATTCAGACTGAAGACGCTTTAATCTTCGTATTGATATCCTATATCCTCTTAAATACCGCTTTTTCTTTTCAGATTCAGATAATTGTTCCATTGCGCTCACCTCCAGTCCCGCATCTCCTCGCTTGCTTTACACAAAGTAGCCTTTAAATCCTCCCGCCACTTTTTTGTTTGCTCATACTCAAATGGATAATCCTGATACTTTGTGTAAATATCAAGCATCTTGTATCTATGCCTCAAAAGCTTGCCCTGGATACCTACTTCTCTGTACATGGTAAAAGCAATTTTAATTATGATAAACATCTCTTTCACTGATCATCACCTCCCGTACAAGTATCGTTTCCCACTCTTCCGGTCCTCCAGTTCCACACTTTTAATCCTCAACCCAACCATCCCGGCAACCAGCTTGAGTGTATGTACCACGTCCATGATGTGTTTGGGCAGCCTGTCCGCCTCATAGATTGCTTTGCCGGCCGTGTTATCTGTATATCCTTCACCGTTTTTCATACTCTCTCCTTCCAGCTCCTACATGTTTCACACCGCTGTTTACTGCTGACTAGAATCCCTTTTATCAATGCTGCCCTTGCGCATCCAGGACCAACTAATACGGCAACTTTTCCCACCTTCTGACTATGTATACAGGTTTTATATTTTGGTTCATTCATGGATCGTCCTCCTTAATTCTGGCTTTCGCCAATTGCTCTTCATGCTGCCGGCGCCACCCATCCAGGCGGCGCTGCAAGGCCAGTATGGCAGTCAGTCTCTCATCCATTTCCCATTGCCCTACCAATCTTGTCATTATACTCTATCTCTATATTCCACAATCCTTGCCTCCCCGTGGCAGGAATTGGCACATCATATTTTATGGCGTCTTCCATGATCCACGCATACCTCCCCGTAGTAAAATCACCCAAGAGGTACTCCGCATGACATGCATTCTTAATAAATCTCTGATACTCCTCATTTATATGAATACAGTCTGTCAATCTTGCTTCTCCCACGACAACACCTATTGGCAGCTTCCTGTAATATTCAGTCCAGTTAATCTCTCGGTATATCTCCGGCAGATCCAGTACATCTCTAAGCACTTTCCTTGCCTCTCTATCCATCTCAATTATCCCATTAACCACAGGCCTTTTTGCCGCATGGATAAGTATTTTCCCTCTATAATTCGTTTTCCAACTTCGCGTTTCCACCGTTTTATATCCCGTCGCAAGCAAAGTAGCCCACGGCTGCCATACTGTTAATGCTTTCATCCGTTTATACCTCCTCTTCTCCTGTGCAGTTATCACCACTTACCATATTACTGACACATTCCTGACATACTCGCCACATATCGCAGTCCTCATACTCACAATCCTCGTCCGTGTAGTTGCATATGCCGCACTGATCATGGACGCACTCAAAATCGTTACACATAGGCTATTCCTCCATATGCTCCTCAAACTCCTGATAACACGCCGTACACCCCAGAGTATCCACCAGGCTGCAATCAATATACCCATCCTGATATACAGCGACGTTACATTTTAGGCACTCCTTGACCTGGCATCCCTGGTATTTTATAAAGTGCTCCTCCCCTACACCAGTGAGCCTGCTCCCCGGGCTTATCCCAATAACTCCAGGCAGTCCGTGGCGGCTCATCTGGGTGTGCTCTGTCGTATGGATCTACCTCTGCCCGGTGATTATCATAACATCCATTGTATGGGCACCGTCCTGACCACCAGTAAAGGCAGCTCCGGCAGACACATTGGCCGCAATGCTTAAAACGTACATTGTTTCTGGCCTGCAGATATTCTGATATGGACATTTGATATAACATTTGTTTTATTTAATACCGCCTTTCTCATACCCCCACCATTTTTTCTGGCTCTTTCCGTACCCAGTCGTATAGGCCCGGATTCCCATCCGATTCTTGGCCCTCATGAGCTCCGCAGTTTTGATTCCCTCTGCCTCAGCATTGGCAAGGATATCCGATGCTATCCTGTCTCCCTCTGCCAGTGAAGCTTTGAGATACGTCTCAGCCCTGTCATAATCCGACATTGATAGCTTATCCAGCGCATCTCTTATTCTTTCGAGCTGCAGGGTATTGGCACTGCATTTTTGCAGCACCTTTGACACTTCTCCGCCCATGGCCTCTATAACAACATCCATGGCACTCAAACGCTTCTCCATTGCAATCATACTATCCGACAGGCTTTTCAGCATGAGGAGTAATTCCGGGTTGACGGATGTCTGCTCCTGAGACTTCTGTCTCTCTTCCTGTGGCACCGCCTCAAAATAAGAAAATGGTACCCTGCATTTCTCACAAATCAGGCTGTATGCGGCGCCTGGTACCTTCGGATTCCGTGCAAGGCCAGATATGTAGCTCTTGCTTTTCCCAATCGAGTAGCTAAAATCTATTAAGGTCATGTGCAAGGTGTCCCTGATATACCTGCACAGCTTGTCATGGTCAATTTCTACGGTTTGTGTTCTACTATCCATGGTCTTTTCCTCCTTTCTGACTGTTCAACAATTGAGACTCCAGCTTGCCAACATCATAGCTGCGCCCCTGGAAATTGTTAAATCCAGCCTTTTTCTTTGGCTCCGCTTTCCTTCTCGGCTTTCTCAATGCATGGAAACCTGTCCATCCATCTGCCGCCGCTTTTTTTGCCACAGCCAGCCTGCTCTTGTCATCTTCCCCAGATGCACACAGTTCTTCCCTTAGAAGCCGAACCTGCTCTTCGTTAATGACTTTCCCGTTCTGTCTCCTACATAAGAGAAAGAATTGGAAAGCCTTTTCAAGCTCTGGGTTATCAAATGGTTTTCCCGGCGGAGCCGTATTTATATTATTTCTTTTAGTTTCCTTTCCTTTTATATGACTTTCTTCCGAAGAATTTGGAATAACTGCGGAATCAATTTGATTTTCTTCCGAAGAAATTCGATTTTTGGGTGAATTTAATAGAGGCTCCTCTTTTTCCTCTTTTTCAAGGAGCCAATACTTTTCACTATAAAGCTGTCTCTTCATCAGTTTCACTGCTATCTTGTGATAACGTCTTTGAATCCCTTCAGAGGTGATAACATTCTGTGCAAGGAGGGCCTTGTCAAAAAGCCCTAAATCCGCACAATAATCTATCACTTGCACGACAACCCTTTGATTCTTGATCCACTTATTTCCTATTTTACGGATGACCATTCTTGATAGCTTGTCTTTTGATAATTCGGCAAAATATCCCTGGCTATATACGATTGTCAGGATAACATCATAGATGGTGACTCCCATAGGGCCATACTCATCCATAAGGTCGAATATCTTATCATCGTCATAGAAATTAAGCATCTTCGGAAAGTAGTCAAGCCCTCGTTTATTAGGGGCACCACGTGCCAATCTGACCACCCACTTTCCATCCTTACAACAGCTTTCCAGCCGCCTTATATAACTTCATCCAGTCGTCCATGGTCATTGTAACCAGCCACGGCTGCCTGTTCTTTTTATGAAAGACCGTAGGCATCTCTTTTTCTTTGGCATCATTCATGGACTGTTCCATAGCTTCCCTTATATTGAGCCTCTCTACCCATTTACACTCAATATGTATGCCTGGCAGTCCGATCACATCGGCATCACCATTCGCACCGCAATACTGCTGTCCTCTTTTTGCGTCATAACCGTGGCTTTTGAGATAATTAGCAATCTCCCGTTCTCCACGCTTCCCTTTTTCTCTTTCTTTTTTACCCACGTCATTCTCCTGACTTCCCCGCCCCGTTTCCAGGGCAGGGAATAAAGTTATTTATGCAATGATGGTAATGCGTTCATATACCGGATTATCCTGCAGGTTCTCAATAAGATACTGCTTGATATTGTTCATAGCCTCATTACGCCATAGGCCGCCTTCTGCCTCCACGATCTTGAATATTGGCTCTCCGCCATTATCCCTGATTCGGAATACAAATTCGCTGGCAGGCTGCTTCACCTCTAAGAAGGTGCGGTACGGGACAAGGCTCACTGGATTCGGGACCAGGACGTCTGCTTTGGATGCAATACCCTGCTTGATGGTAGTTTTTTGGCTTACACCGTCATCCCCATAATTGGCTGTGGTCTTTGCCTCGACGTTCCCAGCCACTTTCAGGATAGCTTCCAGGTCCGCCGTTACCTCAAAATCCGCCTGTAACTCAATGATGAAACGCTCCTGGTCGTACCAATTATCAAAAGAGAACTTCGGAACAATGGCATTGGATTTGAACA